GAAGTATTCCTTGATGTCGCCAATGCCTTCGCCTTCCATGTTCATGATAGCCATAGCTTGCAGAACCTGTTGGGTTGTTGGATCGGTGGTAACTTGCATCATGCCTGTAAGCGCACGCACTGTGGCATCACGGCGGCTGCTCGACGATGGGCCAACGTCTACGGCAACATCAAACAAGGCATCGCCCAGGTTGTTTTCGTAAATCAGTTCGCCTGTTTCTTCGTCGATCTGTGGCTTCATCAGTTCAATCGAACCAACTTCTTCCATAGCGCCGACAGTTTTCATCTTGCGCTTTTCTTCAACGTAGATGTCCTTCGACATTGACAGCCATATCTCACCACAGCGGCGCACAGCCTTAGCCATGTTGCTCATGTAGATGAACGTCTGCATATCTAGGCGGGTCTGGATTAGCTCCACAGCCTTACCACTGATACCGCTGACCATCTTGTCTGCTTGCTGGGTGCTTCCCAGTATCTCAGCCATGTCCTGCTCAGTTAGCGCAAGTAATGCTGCCATTGCCGGAGGAATCTGTGCGGACTTGGTGTAAGCAACTGGGCCAGCAGCAGTAGTCTCGCCGTTTGGCCCTGTGATTGGATTGATTAACAGATAAGGATAATTGCGTAGGTTATCCTCTGCCCACATTACCTGATGGCCTGATACCTGTTCAGGAACCAAGATAGGCTTTTCAATCGACGAAAGCGCACTGATCTCACCCAGCTTAGATAGCTGCATATTCTTCAGGCGCTGTGGGTCTTTGGCTAAACGCACATGGCCCATGCAACGCTCTACGTTATCAACGAACCAACGCTTGCCATAAACAGGAACGATAGGAATGTTCTTGCCAGCAATGTAGCCCATATCGTCAAGGATGCCGCCACCGCTCATGATATACTTGCGGACGCGCTTACGCTTAGTACGCTTCTGGCGTACTTCTACAGTGCCAACAGCGGCCAGTGTTTCCTCTAGCGTTTCGTCTGCGTCGAAGTCTGCTTGCATATAGCGTTCTTCTTCGCCTTGGATCGTCAGGAAGATGCGGACTGTCTCACGCACTTCTTCAACGCGATAATACTCAGCGACAAACACAACGTCAGGCGTATCCCAATCAAACTCGTATTGATGGATTACCTTGGGCCATGTTGCTGGGTCATCATTCCATTCAGCTTTGTAAGCCTCATAGGTCATTGAATACAGAACGAAGCAATACTTAGCGTCTGCCTTGTCCTGGCGCTTTGCATCAAGGTCGAAGAACACGGAGCTATCAGCGTCATAGATTGGTTCTATGCGGATGCGCTGGCGTTCGTCCTCATCGTTTTCTTCATCTTCATACGCAGTGCGTAAACGCCATGCGCCATAGCCACCGCCTACAGCTTCTTCAAAAGCGTTGTCATATGCTTCTTCTGCGCCGCTGTCCCGTTCGTCTGCACGATAGAGACCGTTACACGTTTCGGTTAGCTTGTCGTTTGCTTCGCCATCTTTGCTTACAAAGTCTACGGCAATGCGGTTATTACGGTATTCGTTGATGATACGAATGACGCTAAGGTGAATCTTGTTTACCTCAAAACGTGGTTTGTTTTCGTATTGGTCACCAAGTGGGCCTTCCCACTGCGCTCCAGCTATGGAATAGAAGCGTCTGTCTTGTAAGCACTGCAAGCGTTCATCACGCACAGATGTTTGAACACGGTCGAACTCCGTCATCGCCTGTTGATGGATGTTCTGGAACCGTTGTTCTTTATTCAATCGAGCCATTTACCACCTACTCACAGTTGCCAAAGGTTGCACATCGAAAGTCTTTGCAGGGACTGCTCGACGTATGGCCTCGCACGCATAACGTAGCGCGTCTATAAGGTGATTATCACGATCTGCAAGGATTGGCAAGATTTGTCCTGTCAAGGGGTCAGTTTTATAACTATAGCACGTTAATTCGTCAATCGTGTGTTGGCAGCGAGGGTGGACAATGATGTCATATGACTTCAACCATTCAACGCCTTCCTCTACAGACTTAGGCCCTTTGACTGCTGCCATGATCTTTGGGAAGCCATGTTTTCTCATATGGCTGATGGTTTCAGGTCTGGCGCTGTCAGCAACGATGGGCCACTTCTCAGAGTCAGGCACAGTGAAGAATAGGTCTGGCGTGTCCATAATCTCACAGCCTACACGATACGCTTCATGATCGACATAGATTGTGCGGCCAACGACATGGCAGCGGATTAAGACTGTCGGGTCAGAAGCAAAGCCCCAGTCAGCACCAAAGCGATGCGTTGCGTCATCTGGCGTTTCAAAGTCCTCTACCTTCCAGTTACGGAATACACGCGCTTCGCTGTTCGATGAATAGTTACCCAACCAAACGTGCTTGTATTTGTCAGGGTCACGATCCCTATCGTATTCCATTTCGCCTTTAAGCACATCAGGGAACCACGGATTGTCTCGATAGTTTACCTGAGCAACCGTAGCGTCAGGCGGTGGGCTTGGGCCACGCAGCAGCATATCAATCGGGTCACTGCTGTTCAGCGGGTTCCATGTAAACCACAGTTCGCTATCTGGCTTACGGATTGTTGGACGCAATAGGTCAAGCGAGCGTTGTGATAGCGTCTGTGATTCCTCAACCCAAGCGCAGTCATAACCTTCTAGCGACTTAATGGAATCGGCCGTGTGGTTCTGCATCCCCTGGAAGATGATTAAGCCATCGCCATGCCGTGACTTGATCTGGCTTTCCTGAATCTCAAAGTAATCCTCAACGCCAAGCTGTTCGATCTTAATTTCCAGCAAGCGCTTGACGGATTGCGCCAATGACTTCTGAATCTCGCGGACGCATACTGTTCTGCGCCGCTGATCCATAACGTGCGCTTCTATTACCATTTCCGCAAAGGCATGGCTCTTTCCCGATCCACGGCCACCATGTGCGCCTTTATAGCGGCTAGGCTTTAGGAATGGCTTAAACCATCGCGGGGTTTTAATCTTCAGCGTTGTCATCAATCACTTCGCGTTGAATGCGCTGGATCATGCTGCCAGTGATACTTAGCTTAGTCGGCTCGTTGAATCCGTGCATTACGTTTAGCTCTTTAACGGCTGCTGTCATGCCTGTTGATGTCTTTGCATCCTGGGCAATACGATACGCTTGTATAAGCCCTTTGACAGACATTTCGCGTGACCAGAGTTGCTTTTCGACAACCATAGACTTCAATTCGTCGATTCTTGCCCTTATCTTGCCCTCGTTCATCATACGAGATGCTTTAGGATAAACTGTGTTGTCCTTCATGCCTTCTGCGTCATAAGCCATTCTGTAAGCATCAGCTTGCCCCATGCCGTCAGCTATCGCTTGAGCAAATGCTTCCTGCTTTGCGGTTAACTTAACATCAGCCATCGAATGCCTCACCTGTCTCTGCGTGAATAGCTACCTTACCAGAAAAGTCCTGCCAACGCTTGATGATTACGTCACAGTATTTTGGGTCTAGTTCCATCAGTCGACCGTAGCGTCCATGCTTTTCTGCAGCGATGATTGTTGTTCCAGAGCCACCGAAGCTATCCAGAACAAGATCAGCGCCCTTGGTGTTGTTAAGCATTTGGTATTCAAACAACTCAACTGGCTTCATTGTCGGATGCTCACCATTGCGGCTTGGTTTGTTAAACTCAAGGATAGTGGTTTGCTTGCGATCTGTTGCCCATAGATGAGCAGCGCCTTCTTTCCACCCGTATAAGCATGGTTCGTGCTTCCAATGATAGTCTTGGCGTCCCATAACCATCGTGGACTTCTTCCAGATCAAACACTGACGCACCTTCCATCCCGCATCATGGGCAGCACCACGGAAATTATATCCTTCGGAATCAGCGTGCCAAATATAAAACACAGCACCTGGCTTCATAACAATATCAGCCGCAACGTAAGCATTGCGTAAGAACGTGCGGAAGCTATCGTCGGTCATGCTGTCGTTTTGAATAGTCAGCGCATCCTTTGTTTTGCCTTCGTATGCAACATTATAAGGCGGGTCGGTTAACCACATATCGACTAGGTTGCCTTCCGTCAGCTTTTCCAGCGCATCAATGCTTGTGCTATCCCCACACATCAGTCGATGGTTGCCTAGCACCCATACGTCACCCAGCACTGTCTTTGGTGTTTCAGGCACTTCAGGAACAGCGTCCTCGTCGGTGTTGCCTCCCGATGGCGCTGTCTCTAGCAATCCGTCCAGAAAATCGTCATCAAAGCCAAGAAGCTCCAGGTTGAAGTTCTCTAGGTTTAGGTCTTCAATCTCTGCCTTCAGCATACCCATATCCCACCCTGCGTTTAGGGCAAGTTGGTTATCAGCTATCACTAGGGCGCGTTGCTGGGCCTTTGTAAGATGGTCAAGGATAATGGCTGGCACTTCTTCCATGCCAAGCTTTCGTGCTGCCAGGAGCCTTCCGTGGCCAGCAATAATTGTATTGTCACCATCTATCAGGATTGGGTTAGTCCAGCCAAACTCTTTGATGCTTGCCGCTATCTGCGCCACCTGTGCATCGCTGTGCGTTCTGCTGTTAGCTGCGTATGGAATCAACTTCGCAACACTGCGCTGCTCAATCTTGGGTGCCTCTATCATTTCTCTCGCTTTCGTGTTCACATAGCTTGGCAAGGTAATGCTGCGCTTTATATAAATCCTCAATACCGTTCTTTTCACGATAGCGTGATAAATACTTTATGCAATTACCTTGCAAATAACCTGAGAAAGCTTCTGGCGACATCCAAGACTCCATTGCTTCCCAAGGCTGAACGCTTTTAGATGCGTAGTGATCTCCGCCGATCTGGTAGCTACTGGGACTATCCATGTTCATCTACCTGTGTGCGACAAGCTAATTCTTCATCACGCTTAATGACTGCATCACCTATTGTGCATCCGTGCCAGCGTTGAATTGCTTCCAACACAAACGGAGCGTTAAGTTCTTCTGTTGTGTAAAATTTTAAGCTGCGATTGTCTGGCTCAAGTGCAGACTTCCAGTTAGAGCCCTCACCATTATCAATCATATTACACCTCATAATCATCGTCAAATGGATCATAGCCCTTTAGCATTGCATCGACTGCAACCATAATAGGCCCACTGATACGCACCTTGCCAGATTCCATCTTGCGTATGCTTGTTGCGCCATTGTCTGGCGATAGGCGTAAAGCGTCA